AAATCTTACCGAACTCGGAAATATGTAATCGCTTAAGTGTTCCACCACGAAACGATGTACTGACTGTAACTGATCCGCCTTTGGAGAATACAAGTTCTTCCTTGGTTTCAATGCTTAATGGATTGGCTGCACGTAATGGATGTGGCAGCTTCTCATAAGCGTATTTAACCTTTTCTCGAAACAAGCGCTTAGCATCATGCAAGGTATGTGCAATCAAAGCACACTTATCAGACATGAATAATGCAGCATCCAATTGAATGATACACATCTCAGTCGTAAAGCCGAGCTGACGCGCTTTTAGGATGATGTTTCTCGACCACTCATTCTCAAAGTACTCAAGCTGCTCAAGTGTCATCTTGAACTTGACTTGCTTGCCGTTCTTATCGGTGATGTAGTAGAGATTATTTAGCCGCCAATGCTGATCAATAAGTTTTGCTCTATGCTCAGGTTTAAGCATATGCCCTCCTTATTAACCTTCTTTGCTTAGCTCATCCATTAGGTCTGAAATAGATTGAATCTCGAGTTTTCCTGAATGTTCTACCTTGTCTTTAAATGCGCCTACAGAGACATGCTTACCAAGCAATTCAAGATTCTTGGTTTTATCCGGCCATTTAATCTTTTTAAGCCAGCCAATTTGAGTCCGATCCTCACCGAAGCCTTCAAACTCTTCCAGGTTCTCAATATTGGAAATGTACTGGCGCCAAATCTTAGGCCACTCACCAATAGGCTTGAGGCAATACTTATCATCCATGATGTCCAGGACATCCATCTGATCAATTTCGACCAGACGCCTTAAAACATATTCAGCGTCAATCTGGGTACGCTCTGCACGTTTGGCTTGAGCTGCTTGGATGGCCTCTTGGATATTAGGTTTTATAAGGTTTTCTGCCCCAATCGCAGCTGCTGTCTTCTCGCTATAACCTGCACGAATTGCTGCCTGGGTTGCATTCAGGTCTATCAAATACTCATCGACAAACCTTTGTTGTTTATCTGTCAGGCCTGCCATAAATATTCATTCTCCAAACTACAGGTATTAAAAAACCTCCCGAAGGAGGTTTGGTTTATAAAGTATATGCTTCCCCGGTGTCTGGATGGTAGAAATGACCATCTTCTTTTTTCACAGGATTACCATCAATGATAATTGCGACTAAATTTTCATATTCACTGCTGGGCTCATCAAGTGATGTGGATTTCTTTTTTTCATAGATACCCTCAAACACCACCTTATTTCCTTTAAGATCTTTTAGCTCTACTTCTCTTTTAATAAAACTCATGATTGATGCCTTGTTGTTAGATAAGTCTTAATCCTAAATGATCAATCCTCATAACACCACTTCAAATCATCCGGCACAGTTAGATGCACATGCAACTGAGTCACAGCAAAGTCATGCACGTAATTCAAATACTCAGTCATCTGCTTAACGCTTAATTTTGTCGTGCTGCAAAGTCTTATCACTTGCTCTGCAATCACTCTGTATTCTTCACATTCATTCTGCTTGAGCATGGCAATCGCATTGCATGTCTCAGCAAAATCCTGATCATCACGACGGTAGATATAAATCAGAAAGCGCTTCTTAAACTCGTAATGGAGTGAATCCTTATCTTGACCAGTCTTTTTCTCTATCTGACCAAGCCACATCCACATGAGTCTGTTTTGTGCAGTGGACCTATCATCCTGTTTCTGATCAATCACCACCCTTAACGGCTTACCCTCATTAATCGCCTGAGTGTAATTGGTATGCATGTAGTTAATGGCTTTGGTGATGTCGGCATGCGACTGGATAGGAAACACGGCTTTTTGCATTTCCTATCTCCCTACTGATTAAGCAAAGATTGCTTTGAAATCCGCTAATGCTTGATCTACATCTTCAGATGACTTGATGTTTTTTAAAGCATCAAGAACAC